TGCACATAAGGTTAAGCCAGGGGATAAGCTGACGGTATGGACACTCAAATGCAGTACGACAGAAGCTTGCAATAACAGGACGCAAGTCCACAGAAAAGCGAAGGTGATTGCGGTTTATCCACATTTTGTCCACACGAGGCTGTCAAGCCCGTATTCTGGTAGGACAGGGTGCGAAGAGAGCTTCCGCTGGGACGATATCGTGAAATGGAATAAGTATTTATGGGAGGGTGTGCAGAATGGATAAGGAATTTCCAAAAGGTTTTGCTGAGGGTGTGCAAGATATCTTAAAGCTTTGTGCGGAGAAAAAGACAAATAATTGTGATTTAACGCTTGAGTATGATTGCGGAAAGCTCAATATGCATATCGTATTTTCTGCGATACCTAAGGAGGATGTAAAATGAAAGTGTTAGTCGCATGTGAAGAGTCACAGACCGTTTGCAAGGCGTTTCGCGACTTAGGGCATGAAGCGTATAGCTGCGACATCAAAAAGCCGTCTGGCGGCCATCCAGAGTGGCACATCCTCAATGACGCACTCAAAACGCTTGAGGGGGGGCAGTGGTGACAATGGACGGCAGAGTTCATAATGTCGGAAAATGGGACATGCTGATTGCTCATCCGCCGTGCACCTATCTGTCGAACGTGGCAACGAGATTTTTCTCGCTGAAATGCACAGAACCGGAGAAGGTTGTGGAGCGGTGGCGAGAGCGGGCATACGGCGCGGTGTTCTTCATGCATTTTGCACTGGCGCACATCGACAAGATCTGCATTGAGAACCCGGTGGGATTCATGAACAGCGCATACCGTAAAGCGGATCAGATCATTGATCCGTACATGTTTGCGGAGAGCGTAGATGATACTGAAAACTATGTAACAAAGCGTACCTGCTTATGGCTGAAAGGGTTACCACCATTGGATGGAACCGGGCTTCCAAAACCGGACAATGCGAAATTGTTCGGAAGATTACCGAGCGGGAAAGCCAGGACATGGGAAGATACATACAGCCGGGACGCGGGAGTAAGATCAAAGACATTTCCGGGAATCGCAAAGGCAATGGCGGAACAATGGGGAGGGAAATTATGAATGATGAGTTGGCAACCACAGCAGATTTGCGGGATCTAAGAAGATTCATTCACGAGGTCACAGGATACCGGCTTTTGACAAGGAGTGAAGTCCATCAAATCGCCATAATTTTGGAGCACGCAGTAGATCGTGAGCTTGCAAAAGCGGTGATGGAACAGGATGGTGGTAAGGAATGATTAGATTTTTAATTGGGCTTTATCTCATCGTGATGGCGATAGGCGCAGCTATGTCAGTCATGATTGCTTGTGACGATGAGGACGTAAAAGGTGCGATTACGTTTCTGGTAACTTTAGGGTTAACATCTGCGGTAGCTGAATTTGGATTCTGGATGATTGTGACAAGCATAGGGAGGGTGTGATAGATGAGAGATCTTAATGAAATCTTAAGCAACAAGCACATATGGGGACACAATATCATGTTCCCGATGCATACGGCATGGATCAAGCTGCCAGACTGCGGCACGTGCAGCGTAATCTGGAGCGAGAACGAGGATGGAATGGAGCACGTGAGCATTTCCCCGAAGAAAAAGTTAAGAATCCCCACATGGGATGACATGTGCGTCCTCAAGGAAACCTTTTTCCGGGACAGCGAAGA